TCATCTTTATACTCAATCACTTTATCTGCCAGTTCTTGCATGTCTTCTGGGGACACAAATAGCTCAATACGCTTTGTTGCACCGTAATTATATGTGCCATCAGCTTTAGGTGAGTGTATGTATTGGGCCGAACCAGTTGCGTTACTTCTTACAATTGACACCAGCAGGTCCAGCTGTTCCCAAAATGAATTAACTTTTGGACCTAATTTCTCTTGATACTTTTGAGATATACCGCCTGTATGAACGAAACCATATGTTCCTAAGTCCAAGTGCCCTTTGTTTTGATTAATCTCCTGAGCAATTTGATTACCTAGAGCCACCAACACGCCGCTGGTCAGTTCGTTTAGGCCTTTTTCTTCCGACAATCCCTCATCTATAATTTGATTTTGCATTAGAAAGGTCTTTGCACTTTGAAATCAATAGTCTTAGGATAAACTCTTGAGGTGCCCCACTCCTCTATTTGAAACTGCAATTGATATGTTTGATTATGAAGCAGCCAGCTTGTGTCCAACGTAAGATAGTTTAGTTTCTTCTTGTTAATAACTGCTTGATTCACTTCGGTCCACCCAACTGCCTCTATCTGATTGTTCATGTACAATCTGTATTTGATTGAGTAATTATTTTTTGGAGGCTGAGTCGAATATGCAGCTCGCATGTTACAGTAAACTCTAATCTGCTGGTCTGTATAAACAATCCCGCCCTCTGGAAGTCCGTAAATATCAAGAACGTAATCATTTATAGCTGGCTGGAACTGTGTCCCAGTGTAGTAGTTGTCTTGAATCGTAAAGTATTGAGTGATATCTTGAGTATCGTATACAGTGTTAAAAGAAACGCCTTGCCAAACATCTCTATATTGTTGACCACGAGTTGTACCGCTCATAAACACATCGATGTAATATACGCCTTTCTCTAATTGAGTTGGAACCAATCCAGAGTGAACAGCAGACCCAGCGGAGTTTAAAATGTTTACTGTGCTCGCTGTCGAATAATTAGCAGGAGTATTCCCAGAGAATGTGTACAAAAACAATCTTGAAGCTCTGTTGTTGGTGACTTGATTTCGGTCATCTTTTATAGTTTGGTCATATAAGACCTCTATATAGGGTTTAAATGCTGAATTGGTCTTATGGGTAAAGAAAGATGCAATCGTTCGAGTATCGCTACTTAAAGCCTCATAATCTCGTCGGTACGCAACCATCATTCCATAGTTTGCGGAACCACCAGACAACCAGTCAGCAACAATGTCGGTTACATCGATGTTTAAATCTTCGTTTCCAATAGCAAAGTGTTGTTCTCCGTAGCTTGTCGTGGAAGCAGATGGATTAGTGTAAACCCCAGCAGCATCCCACGCAGTTGCGATAGAAGCCGAATTCCAGTTCGAGTACCCCGAAATAAGGAGATTTCCTTTTTGTTTCACAAGATAATCCTCTTTAACCAAATCATACCCGCGACCTTCGTCCCAAGCTTTGTTCACAGGGAATACTTGCAAATCAAAAGAAGCAGCTATCTGTCGCTGTAGCTTATCAAACTCCCAATTCTTCTCCAGAAGTCTTTCTGCAGGGATGGAGTTCTTCATTCTAAGTCTATAAGATATCACTGACCCAGACATAATCTCTCTGTTTGCAATCTTTGAGGTCAAGCCAGCTAAGTCAAACTGGACAAGAAATCTAGAGAATGCGTTCCTAAGATTAACAGAGGTTTCAACACCTCCACCATAAAACAAGTCCGTCACAGCATTTTGACTGGAATTGAAGTTGGCGAAAGCTCCCGATGCTATCGTATTACCTTTCGAGGGGTATATTTTATAAGTGCTCATAGCAAGTTGTTAAGCTTTAAGTTTATTTTTTCGTCAAACCTGATTCTAATCAAGGATATGTCATTTTTTACACAGTAATCATTTTTAATAGAATCAAGTTCTTTCCTTTTAGTAAAACCTCTTTCCCCTCCCCAATGTGCAATAGATTTCTCATGTTGTTCGCCATCGTATTCTATGCATGTATTTAACTCGTCAACATAGAAGTCAAAATAAAGTTTTTTTCCAGTTTTTGGGTTAATGCAATCATTAAAAGTTTTTTGAGGAAAAAACTTTATTTTTCTAAGGGTTAGATATTCTTGTATTAATAGCTCTCCTTTCGATGTATTACATACAGGGCATCCTTGTTTTTTATTTATGTGAGCATCAATCGACTGCTCAAAAATTCCATGCTTTAAGCAGTCGATATTAATTTTTGTGCGATTGGTAATATTTTTTCCTATGGCAGTATACTTATAACGATTTCCATGTACTTCCATAGCTCTTAAAAGAAATTTTTTTTTGTTGTACTTAGCTTTTCCTGAGCACCGAGGGCAACCATTTCCTTGAAGGTGAGAATTTGGAGTTTGACTAAATTCTCCGTGTGAACTGCATATAATTTTTACTTTTGTAGCTGTATTAATGTAGTTAACGCTGGAGTAGTTATATTTATCTCCATGAGTCATTTTTGCTTTATCTGAAAAAGATTTAAGACCCAAAACTAGAGCTTTGGACGATTTGCAATCGGCGCACTGTTTACATCCGCTGCCAAATAAATGATTGGCTGGGGTTTGGCTAAACTCTCCGTGTGAACTACATATAATTTTTACCTTTTTTTGATTATTTTCATACTCAACTAAAGAATAATCATATGTAGCCCCATGTACAATTATGGATTTTTCAGTGAAATCGTGAGTGTTTGATTTTTTTAAAACGCCATTGGCATAAGATTTGCATTTAGGACACCCACTTTTTTGATGTAGATGAACGCTGGGGTTTTGAGAAAAATTACCATGTTTAATGCAAGTTATTACAACATTTGTTCTAGCATTTTTATAAATGACATTACTGTAAGAATATCTACAATTATTCATCATTGTAGATTTTTGTATAAACTCTATTGTTGTTAATCGCCTCATATCTTGAAAATTGACATCTACGTGTGCTTTTTAAATAAATAGATAGCGGTCTTTTTTTCCCGCCTCTATTTATGAGAAACTGTATTACAGATGTATATCGGAGTTCGATTTCCTTTCCAACAAACCAGCCAAGGGGGCATGTTTTCTACTACAAAAACAGATGCAGATGCTATACGCACGAATTTAATTTCGCTGTTGACCACCAAGAGAGGTCAGCGCGTAATGAACAACCGCTTGTACTCACCTCTGTATGATTATATATTCGAGCCGTGGGACTCAAGGGCTCAATCGGAATTAAACAAGGAACTTACTGATAAAATTATCGAATTTATTCCAAACATAAGCATAAGTACTATCAACTACAGTTTTAATGAAGAGAGCTATACATTGACTGTGGATGTTATTTATAAAATCCCAGAATTAGGGGGTTTAAAAGACGATGTATCAATTACAGTAAATTTTGATGACGGACAATGAGACAAATTCAAGTAAACTATCTCAGCAGAGATTTTCAAACAATAAAACAGGACCTAATAAAGTATTTAAAAGCATACTTTCCTGACCAATGGCAAGATTTTAATGTCGCGTCACCTGGAATGGCCATGCTTGAGCTAAATGCTTATGTTGGCGACTTGCTTAGCTATGTTGCTGACAAAAAGTTTAATGAATTATTTTTGGATGGAGTTCAAGAAAGAGTCTCCGTTTATCGCCTTGCTAAAACAAAAGGGTATAAAGTGCCTGGCGTTCGCCCAGCTGTGTCGCTGATTGACGTTATAATAGATGTTCCCGCTACCTCTACTGGGCCAAGCATAACTTATCTACCGTTATACAGAAGGGGTATGCAGGTAAAAGGGGCTGGTCAAATATTTGAAACCCTCAATGACATTGATTTTTCAAGTGATTTTTCTGATAATGGAATAGCAAACAGAACTATTCAACCAGTTCTCAACGCAAACCAAGACCTCCTAAAATATAGAATTGTCAAAAGAGAAGAGATTCGCGCTGGAGTAACAAAGACATTTAGGCAAGATGTTACAACCGATGGGGGCGTTCCTTTTTACCAGATTGAACTTCCTGAAAAAAATGTGCTGGAAATAATTTCAATTATCGTATACACATCGGCAGGTGTCAACAAGATACCTACTTACTCAGAGTGGAACGACGACACAATGAAATACTATGAGGTAGACTTTTTGCCAACCTCTCAAATATTCATGGAGAACGATAATTTCTCTCAGGTAAATGGAATTCAAATAGGCTATTGGAAAGATGTCCCTAAACGATTTGAAAAAGAATTTCTAGCGGATGGAAGTTGCCGAATTACTTTTGGCGGAGGAGATGAAGACTATGCTGCATACACTACTTACATTAACGCTCTTTCTGGAGAAGACGTATGTCAGGATAATTCAAACTTAAATGTCTCAGACATTTTAGACAACACTGCTCTTGGAAATAAAATTCCTCAGAGCGCAACTGTTTATGTTCAATATCGAGTAGGAGGAGGGCAGCTTTCAAACGTAGGAGCCTCAACTCTTACTTCTGTCGCAAATATAGAATCAGTAATAAACGGGGTAAGTGAAGCTACGAACGCGGAAGTAGTTGCATCTACCAAGTCAAACAACCCTATTCCTGGGATTGGAGGTAAAGGCCTGCCGTCTACTGAAGAGATAAAATATAACATCTCAGCTAACCATGCTGCACAAGAAAGATGTGTAACCATAGGTGATTACACATCTAGAGCATACCAGATGGATGGAAAGTTTGGAGTTCCATTCAGATTGCATTCTAAAGTTTCAGATAACAAAGTTAAAATGTACATTCTTTCCATCAATGGAAAAGGGAAGCTTGTTGCGAATTCCACCAGTAGAATAAAAAGCAACATCGTGACCTATCTTTCCAAATATAGAATGGTAAATGACTTTGTAGAAATAAACGATGCAAAAGTTATAAATATTTCACTGAACATTGATTTGTACATTGATAACAACAACTTCAACACAAGGGAGATTAAAGCAGCCGCTATTGATGAAGTCGAAAAATTCTTTGATGTAGACAATTGGCAAATGGGGCAAAACATTTACATATCGCAGCTTACCGATATGTTGAGAGAGCTTCCAGGCGTAGTAAACGTTGTAGACATTGATTTCTTCAACATGCAAGGAGGTGGGTACTCAGAGACGCTACATGCTCAATCCACAGGGGCAATTGAAAACATCATTGGAACTGGAGGATACAGAGTAGCTATGAACCCACAGGACAACGCCATTTTTGGAAGCTCTTTAGCTATGTTTGAGCTCAGGAATCCAAATA